TGCTTTTGCAAATATTGACACCACAGGGGTTCAAGCTAATTTCACAATTGGTAATGAAACAGTTTCAGCAGAAGCCAATGTAGGTGTAACAGGTTCTCAATTAACAGGTAGTTTAGGTCAATTAGAATATGAAGCAAAATATTTAATTGGAAGTGCGCAAGCAGATACAGCTGTTGGAACGGCTCTTGGATTAGCTAACGCTAATGTTGATGTAACAGGATCAGAAATTACAGGTGCAACAGGTCAATTAGAATATGAAGCAAAATATTTAATTGGAAGTGCAGAAGCAACTTCAATTGTGGGGAATGTTTTTGGAGGAGAATTAGTAGAAGTACAAGTCACTACCGCTTCAGCTCAGCCTTGGGGTGAAGTAGCTTGGGGTGATGGTCAATGGGGTCAATCTGTTGGTACTGACATAGGTATTGGTGGAGAAGAGGTCGCTGTACCTTCAGTTGAAGTTGATGTTACAGGTATAGAGCTATCTTCAAATACAGGAAATGAGGCTGTAACAGCTGACTCTAATTTATCATTAACTGGAATTGGCTTAGATTTACAATTAGGTGATGAAGATGCATTTACAAATGTAAGAATAAATGTTTCAGGAAACGATGTAGGAACTATAGTAATAGGTGATTATCTTGCAGGAATTAGTGCAGAAGCTCAACCTTCGGGAGTGACAATGACATCTAGCAGTGGTACAATAGGTTTAAATGCGTGGGAATTAGTTGACCCTGGAACAGCTCCGACTTGGACGGTAGTTGACAAGGCAGCTTAATAGAAATAAAATTAAAGAATTAATAAAGGATAGAAATTATGGCATCAAGTTATTCAACAGATCTAAAACTAGAGCTAATGGTAACAGGGGAGAACTCTGGTACATGGGGTGATAAAACAAATACAAATTTAAATTTAGTACAACAAGCAATTGCAGGTTATGAAGCAATAGATGTTGCATCAACAGATGTAACTTTAGCAATGACAAACGCAACTTTATCAAACGCTAGAAATATGGTTCTTAACTTAACAGGAACGTTAGCGGGCACAAGAGTTGTAAATGTTCCAGACGGAATTGAAAAAACTTACATCGTTGCGGACAGTACTACAAGAGCAGGTAATACATTAACTATTAAAACTGTATCAGGTACAGGTGTAGCAATTCCAGCAGGTAAAACAGTTTTAGTTTTTTCTGATGGTACAAATGTTGTAGATGTATTCTTTATGAAAGATTTAGTAGAAGACACTACTCCTCAATTGGGTGGTAACTTAGATGCTAACGGAAATAATATTTTAATTGATAATGGTAATTTCATCGGTGATGAAAATGGTTTAGAGCAAGTTAAATTTGCAACTACTGCATCAGCAGTAAATGAATTGACAGTTACAAACGCAGCAACAGGTAATGCACCTGAGGTATCTGCTACAGGTGGCGATACAAATGTAGATTTAAACTTAACTCCAAAAGGAATTGGTAGAACAACTTTTAATGGTGGTGGAAAAATTCAACAAGTAGCTGAAAAAGTTACAAGTGAAGCAACAGCTGCTACAGGAACTGTTAACTATGATGTTCTTACACAAGCAGTATGGAATTTTACAACAGATGCATCAGCTAACTGGACTTTAAATATTAGAGGTGATGGATCAAACTCATTAAACTCAATTATGGATACAGGTGAGTCAATTTCAATAGCTCACATTGTAAAACAAGGTGGAACTGCTTATTACAATTCAGCAGTGCAAGTAGATGGCTCTGCGGTAACTCCTGAGTGGCAAGGTGGCGAGGCACCTGATGAAGGTAATACAGATTCGTTAGATGTTTATAATTACACTGTAATTAAGACTGCAGACGCTACGTTTACAGTATTAGCCGTTCAATCACAATTTGCATAAGGAGATATAAATGCCTTTGGTATCAACATTTGGAGCAGCTTCAGCAACAGGGTTTGGTTTTAGTAAAGGTGGACTTGGTCCATACGAAGTAACTTGGCTTGTTGTAGCAGGAGGCTCTGCTGGATCTAATTTATCAGGAGGTGCTGGTGGTGCTGGAGGTTATAGAACTTCAACACTTATAGTTAATCCTGCTCAAACTTATCCTGTGGTAGTTGGTGCTGGTTCTAATAGAGTTGGATCAAATTCAAGACCACCTAACGGTAGCCCAAGTACTTTTGGACCTTTTTCTTCTAGTGGAGGAGGAGGTGGCGGCCATGAGGGTAGCCGTAGTGGAGCTTCTGGAGGATCTGGCGGAGGAGCTGGAGATTCCGGAGGAGGAGGTGGAGGATCTGGAAACGCGGGTGGTTATAGTCCACCTGAAGGTTCAAGTGGATCACCAAGTGGTAACGGGGGCGGTATTAATGGTACTGGACCTGGAGCAAGTCAATCTAATTCTATTACAGGTTCTGCAGTGTCTTACTCTGGAGGCGGTAGTCAAAGAAGTGGAAGTTCAGGCGGTGGAAATCAAGGCCACGGAGGCGGCGGACAACACTGGTCTACTCCTGGAAATGGAGGCTCAGGAAGAGTTGTAATTAGTTATGCTGGAGGTCAACGAGGAACAGGAGGAAGCGTAAGCGTATCAGGTGGAAATACAATACATGATTTCACATCTGGTAGCACAAGTTACGTAGGTTAATATGACATCAAGATTTGCAGAAATAAAAACAAGTGATAACACAGTTTTAAGAGTTATAGAGGAAGCTGATGTTATTAATGGTGTAAATGTAATTACTGATCCAGGTAATACTAGTGTAGAAACTTATTTAAAAAATACAGTACCTCAAGACCCTTATATTTTATCCAATAACGGAGGAGTTTATCCTGATACATTTTGGAAACAGTCTATGACACCTGATCAGTCTCCTAGATGGAGAACTAAACCTGCGGATATTACAGATATTTGGCAAGAAAGTAATAATAGATTTGTTTCTGTAAAAAACTCAGACACACCTAACTCTTATGTTTTTAATGAAACTACAGGTTTATACGACCCTCCTGTAGCAAACCCTACTGCAGCGACTCCTTCTGGTGCAACTGCTTCATGGAATGAAGCTAATTTAAGGTGGGAAGTAACTTTAACGGATAATTCTCAAAAGTATTGGGATCCTGCCACTTCAACATACATTGACATTTAAAGTAAATTAAGTATTTTCATCATTGGATGAACTTAACTGAACATACTTGGATTTATAAAAACGCTTTATCAAAAAGAATTTGTAATTTAATTATCCAAGAAGGTTTAAAAAAGAAACTTCAAATAGCAGAAACTGGATTTTCACTTAATAAAAAAAGATCCCCACAATTAAATAAGAAAAACAAATTCGAAAGAATAAGAAATTCAAATGTAAATTTTTTTGAAAGCACTCCTTGGTTAGGAAGGCTAATAGATCCTTATATTGCAGATGCCAATAAGAGTGCTAAATGGAATTTTGATATTATAAAACCAGAAGTTTTTCAATTTACGGAATATAATTTAAACCAACACTATAATTGGCATAAAGATTCTTTTAAACATTGTTATCCCCCTGAACATAAATACGCTGGTTTAGTTAGAAAACTTTCAACAAGTATAATTTTATCTGATAATACAGAATATGAAGGGGGTGATTTACACTTTAGTTTTCAAAACACTTATAATAAAATAGATAATTTAAGGTTGAAAAAACTTGAAATAGGAACAATAGTTGTATTTCCTTCTTTTTTGTGGCATAAGGTAAATAAGATTACAAAAGGAAAAAGATACTCACTAGTAAACTGGTATTTAGGAGAAAAATTTAAATGATAAAAATAGATACAATTATGATGCCGTATGTTGAATACACCATCAAAGATCATAAAAAAAATAAAAGTAAATTACAAAAAAAATTAAAAAAAACTATTTTAGATGAATCTGTAAATGAAGATATGCATATCAGCAAAACTGATTATACCGTTCCTCAAGATATTGAAAGAGCGTATAAAACAGATTTAACAAATATGTTAAATGATTCTATTGGTTACATGACAGATGCTTTGGGTTACGAAAAAGTAAATGTTCCTCACTTGTATGCAGCCACAATGAAAAAAAATGATGTTATAAATTGGGGAACTTACATGGCTAATTTTATTGGTGTATATGCTTTTGATATTCCTGATAAGAAATTTGAATTCAAATGGTTTAACCCTGTTGAAAAAAAAATAAATATTTTTTATATCGAAGAAGGAGATGTTTTGTTTTTTCCTAGTTATATGAACCATAAACTTGTAAATCTAGGGAAACCAAAAACATTTTTTATTTTTTCTTTAAATTTTTCAAAAGGTAGAAACATAGAAAATTTATTGAAAGATGTGGAAAAAAAATAAGTATAAAGTAATTAAAAAATGTATATCTGATGAATTGTGTGACTTTGCATATAATCATCTTTTGTTGAAACAAAACGTAGCATCTATCTTATTTGAAAAAAGAGAAATACCAGCATTCTCTATAGAATGGGGACACTACAACGATCCTCAAGTTTTAAATACTTATGCGACTTATAGTGATTTAGTGATGGAGCAACTTTTAATTAAACTAAAACCACTTATTGAAAAGAAAATAAAAATTAAATTAGTAGAAAATTACTCTTTTGCAAGGTTATATAAAAAATATGATATTCTTAAAAAACATGTGGACAGGTATTCTTGTGAGTTTTCTACAACATTAAATTTAGGAGGTGATCAATGGCCAATATATTTAATTTCAAATAACAAAAAAATTAAAGTAACTTTAAACCCTGGTGATATGCTTATCTATAAAGGTTGTGAATTAGTTCATTGGAGGGAACCCTTTTTAGGTAAAGTCTGTGGTCAAGTTTTTTTACATTATAATTCACAAGACGATAAAAACAAATGGGATAATAGACCTTGTTTAGGTTATCCCTTTCCTATGAACATAAATAGAAAAACAAAAACTAATGAATAGTTTATACATACACACAAGTCATCACGGATCTTTAACAGTCGTTAGTGACGGAGAGGTTTTGGTTCATGCTCAGTTAGATAGGTTTAATAGATATAAAAATTCTGGTTTACCTAGTTATGAAGTTATAAAAAATTTACTAAAATTAAATATTAAATTTGATAAAATATTCTTTACTTTTTTAAAAAACCAAAATCATTTTAAAGAGTGGTATTCATTTTTAACTCAATTTAATATCTTAACAAAAGATACTTTATTTTTTTATGACTTTAGGAGACACCATCTTTACCATGCTTATTCTTCTAAATATATTTATGGGTCAGCCTGGGATTTTTTTGTTTGTGACGAATCAGGGGCCGACATTAATGAAGCTTATGAAACAGAAAGTTTTTATCAAAAAATGAGTGATCAAGTATTTAGTAAAAGAGGAGAAATAGTTAATAAAGATAAATCAAATATTGGACATTTGTATTCAAAATATACTAGTGATTTAGGTTTTAATTTATTTGAAGAAGGTAAAACAATGGCGCTGTCGTTATATGGTAAGGTGAATAGTAAACTTTATAATAAAATATATGACAAAAATTCTCTTACGTACGTAAAATCTGATCTTCAGGACAAAGATATTGCGGCTACAATTCAAAAAGTATTTGAAGATTATACCTTTAATTTGTTTCAACACTGGGTATCAAGATACTCACATAGATATTCTTTTATTTGTTTTGGAGGAGGGTTTGCACAAAACATAATTAATAATACTAAAATTCAAGATAAAGTTTTTAATACAATATTACCAGATCCTTGTAATGGAGATTTTGGGATAAGTTTAGGTGCAGCTAATTATAATGAAAGGCTAAAACCTTTTAAAGGTATTTATATGGGTTTTGATCAATCTTTAGATACCAGTTTATTTAAAAAAGTTATTGATGTAAATGTAAATGAAGTTGCAAAGATACTATTAAAAGAACCTGTGGCTATATTTCAAAGCAGATCAGAACAAGGACAGAGAGGTTTAGGAAATAGATCATTATTAATGAATCCGTTAGATAAAAATTGTATGGATAAAATAAACAAAATTAAAAAAAGAGAATGGTTTCGACCTTTTGCAGGTACAGTTTTAGCTGAACATAAAAACGAATACTTCGATATTCCTTACAACACATTCAACCCTTACATGATGTTTATGTATAAAATTAAAGATAAAAGATTAAAAAATATAGCATCTAAAGATGATTATAGTCGAATTCAAACCCTTACTATTGATTTTAATAAAAATTATTATAAACTCATTAAAAAATTTAAAGATTTAAGCGGTCTTCCTATTGTATTGAATACAAGTTTAAATATGCCTGGGCACACAATTGTAGAAACTTTAAACGATGTAAAAGAAATGATGGATTCGACTGAACTCAAATATTGTTATTTACCGGAAATAAATAAACTAATTATTAATGAAAATAAATAATATCGTAATATTAGGAGGGGGGTCTGCAGGTTGGATGACTGCGTCAACTTTATGTAAAAGATTTCCTAATAAAAAAATTACTGTTATTGAATCTCCAAGTGAACCAACAGTAGGTGTTGGTGAAAGCACTTTACAACACATTAGAAAATGGACTTCTTTTGTAGGTTTGAATGAAAAAGAATTTTTCAAAGCTACTGACGCTTCTTTAAAATTAAGTATAAAATTTACAGACTTTTACAAAAAAGGAGAAGCCTTTCACTATCCGTTTGGTGTTAGTTACACAAAAGGAAACATAAACGAAATCAATGATTGGTGGTTTAAAAAAATTCTTTATCCTGAAACAAAAAATACTGATTTTGCTGATTGTTTATATCCTGTAATGGCTTTGGTTAATAATAACACTATCACAGACACTGAAGTACACGACTTGCCTTATAATTACCTTTTTGATACAGCTTTACATTTTGATGCAACTAAATTTGCAATATATTTAAGAGATAATATATGTAAGCCAAACGGTGTAAAACATATTAAAGAAGATATAAAAACTATAGAGCAAGACAAGGCTGGAATTAAATCACTTAATAAAAAGTACAAGGCAGACTTGTTTATTGATTGTACAGGATTCAAATCCTTATTAATGGGTAAAACTTTAAATGAACCTTTTGAATCTTATGAAGATCTTTTACCTAATAATTCTGCGTGGGCTACAAGAATGCCTTACAAGAATAAAAAAAAAGAACTTGTTCCATACACAAATTGCACTGCGATTGAAAATGGTTGGGTGTGGAATATACCTTTATGGTCTAGAGTAGGTACGGGATATGTTTATTCCGATAAGTTTGTAGATGATCAAACTGCATTAAAACAACTACAAAAACATTTGGGAACTAAAGAATTAGAATTTAGAAATATAAAAATACGTACTGGTATACATAATAGGTTGTGGGTAAAAAATGTTTGTACCATAGGTTTATCTGCAGGTTTTATAGAACCCTTAGAAAGCAATGGTTTATTTTCAGTTCATGAATTTTTAAGTCAGCTTTGTAGAGTTTTAGATAGAGGTGAGGTAAATCAATTTGATAAAGACGCCTTTACACATATATGTAAACTTACTTTTAGAAATTTTGCTGAGTTTGTTGCACTTCATTATGCTTTTACTTCTAGGGAAGACACACCTTACTGGAAACATCTTAAAAATAAAGAATGGTCTAAAAGTATAATAGATTTAAGTAATGATTATCAAAATGGATTATTAAATGCTGTAAAAGGTAAATATATAGACTACAGCTATGCAGTAAATTCTGGATTAGCTGCGATTAGTGCTGGGTTCAATTGGGCTCCCTGTGATTTACAATCTATTTGTTATAATAATTTTACGGATGAGATAAAAGAACCAAAACAAATATGGGAAAGCCAAATTAAAGTTTTAAATAAAAGAAAAAAGATATGGAATGAAGCAGCTAAAAAACTTCCTTCACTACATGATTTTTTAAAAGATAAGTTTTATGGCTAAAATATTACAAATTTTTCCTACAGCAATATATTTAGAAGACAACGTATTAGACACTAAAGAATTAAAAAATACTGTTAAACTTTGTAAAGATATTAAAAAAATTACTCCTTCAGAAAAGGCTTGGGTAAGTGATACTTACAACACGCTTTTAACACATAACATTGTTCAAGATAAAAAATTTAATAAAATTATAGATAAAATAACACATCATGTTAATGTTTTTAATAAAGAACATTTATCAGAATATAACTATAAACCAAAATCAGGATGGTTTACTATTTATAGTAAAACCAATGATTATCAAGAATCACATATACATGTAGATAATACATTTAGTGCAGTTTTATTTATTCAATCAAATAAATATTCTTCAAGTTTATACTTTGAAAAACCCGTGGAGGATATGTTGCCACCAAAAAATAAATCATGTTTTAATGATTTAACTTTTAATAATTATGCAATAAAACCTATACCAGGTAGACTAGTTATTTTTAAATCAAGTGTAAGACATTTTGTACCACCAAGTAAAAAAAATAATGAAAGGATATCCCTAGCGGTAAATTATTAATGTTATTTCCTACTATTATAGCTGATGGTTTTTTTGTTGACCCTGATGAAATATCTAATTTCGCAAAAACTTTAGAGTATAAAACTGCACCAGATGGAAGATGGCCTGGAATGAGATCTCCTTTTTTACACGACATAAATAGAAAACTTTGGGAAAAGATAAATCAAAAAATATTGTCTTTAATTTTTCCTGGAGAAATAGAGCTGACCTTTAACTCTAATTCTATGTTTCAATTAATTAAACAAAATTCAAAAAATCAATTAGAAGAAGGATGGGTTCATTACGATTCGCCTCATATATTTACTGCAATAATATACTTGTCAAAACATGAAGATGTTGGGACTACAATCGTAGATCCTAAAAATTTTACATCTTCAATAGTTAATGTGGATATAAAAAATAAATTTAATTTAGGTGAAAAAGTTCCAAATTTAAAATACAAACAATATCAAAATAATAATCAATTTAAGGAATCTGTAAAAGTTAATTCTAAATATAATAGAATTTTAATATTTGACTCAAATCAATATCATTATGTTCCTAATATGATCAGCAAAGATAAATCGGAAGATCGACTTACATTAGTTACTTTTTTTAACAGTGTCTCATCTGACAAAGGAATTAAGTTTCCTATTTCTGAAATGCGTAAACATAAAGAATTTTAATGAGCGACTGGCTAATAATAGATAAAATAGAAATAGAATCAATTAAAAAATTTGTAATTTCAAATACTGATAAAAGTAACAAAATAGATTTAAAATCAAAAAGTACGGTTGGTAATAAATCCAAACAATACAATTTATTTAATAAAGTAAAAAATACTTTTTTAGAAAAAAAGATAAAAACTAAAATTAAAAAATTATTAAAAACATCTAATAGTTTAGAAATACTAAATGCGTGGACTGTTATTGGTGAAAAGGGAAGTTACCATAAGTTACATAATCATTTTTCAAATTTAGATAAAAACGTTATCTGTTCAGTTATATATCTTGAAATACCTAAAAAAGAAGACAATGAAAACGGTAATTTTTATTGTGCCTATAGGGATAAATATAAACAAGTACAATACTTTAGCCACAAACCAGAAGTAGGAGATATAATAGTTTTTCCCTCGTGCCTTTTACATGGTGTTTACCCACAAGATAAAGGAATACGCCGAAGTTTAAATATTGATTTTTTGATGATATAATAGGGCATGTCATTACAAAAAGTTAATTTTCAACCAGGTTTTAATAAACAAGCCTCGGACTCAGGAGCTGAAAATCAATGGGTCGACGGCGACTTTGTCAGATTTAGATATGGAATGCCTGAAAAAATAGGCGGTTGGCAAGAAATTATGGACAAGAAGCTTGTGGGCGCGGGCCGTGCTTCACATACTTGGGCTGATTTAGATGGTAGAAAATTCTTAGCTATCGGTACAAACAAAATTTTATACATTTATGATGGGGATGACTACTATGACGTTACACCTTTTGATGCAGCTTTAGCAAGAACCGGATGCGACATTACTACAACTAATGGTTCAACAACGGTTACAATTACAACGCCCACGGCTCACGATCTAGAGCCAGGTGATCTTTTAACTTTTGATAACGCGGGGTCATTTACAGGTGGGCAAACAAGTTATACAGCTACTGACTTTGATGATATTTTATTTGAAGTACAACTAGCAGCAACTACTACAACTTTTACAATTTTAATGCCTACTGCTGAAACAGGGACAGGAGCAACAAACGACGGAACTCTTGATAGTAAACCCTACTATAAAATAGGACCCTTACAACAAGCCTTTGGTTATGGTTTTGGTACAGGTTTATACGGAGCTTCTACTTGGGGTACACCAAGAACTACTTCAACTGCAATACTAGATCCAGCTTCATGGTCATTAGATAATTATGGTGAATTATTAATTGCAACTATTAAAAACGGAGCTACTTTCTCATGGGATCCAGACGGAGGATCAGGAATAACAGCTAGAGCAACTATAATATCAGGAGCACCGACTAAATCTGTAATGAGTATTGTGTCAGATAGAGATAGGCATTTAATTATTTTAGGAACTGAAACAACTATAGGTTCAGCATCAACACAAGATAAAATGTTTATTAGATTCTCAGATCAAGAATCTTTAACAGACTATACGGCAACATCAGTTAACACTGCGGGTTCATTTAGAATAGATAGTGGTACCAAAATTATAGGTGCTGCAAAAGCAAAAGATTACATATTAATTTTGACTGATACATCTGCATACCTTATGCAGTTTGTTGGCCCTCCTTTTACCTTTAGTATTAGACAAGTGGGTTCAAACTGTGGGTGTGTTGGACAACATTCAATAGTATACGCTAATGGGGCTGTTTACTGGATTTCAGATTCAGGTGGGTTCTTTATGTTTGACGGTACTGTTAAAGCTTTGCCATCGCTAGTAGAAGACTTTGTATTTCAAACTAATGATAATGCACCAGGTTTTAATTTTGCTAGTGGTTCGGAACTAACTTATGCAGCCCACAATTCTTTATTTTCAGAGATTTCTTGGTTTTACGCATCCTCTACTTCAAGCTATATAAATAGACAAGTAACTTTTAATTATGCAGAACAAACTTGGACTACAAGTTCATTAGCTAGAACGACTTTTACTGGAGCTCACTTATTTGATCAACCTATCGCTACAGAGTTTGATGTTAGTTTTACACCTACAACACCAACAATTCAGGGAGTATCGAATGGTGCAAGTCGAGTATTTAATCATGAAATAGGGACTAACCAAGTACTAGCGGATGGCACAACCACAGCTGTTCCTGCATTCATAACTTCAGGAGATTTTGATTTAGATGCTCAGGGTGACGGAGAATACTTTATAAAGCTTAGAAGATTTATACCTGATTTTAAATATATTAACGGTAATGCAAAAATAACAATTACTACAAGAGATTATCCTGCTCAAACTCAAGGGAGCTCTCCACTAGGCCCCTTTACAATTAACTCATCTACGAATAAAGTAGATACAAGAGCAAGAGCAAGACTTGCTGCAGTTAAAGTAGAGAATGATGGGTTAAATGAAAGTTGGAGATTTGGTCAATTTAGATTTGACATACAACCAGATGGAAGAAGATAATGGCTAAAGTACAAGTATTTTTACCTGAACCACCACAAGAGTTTAACACAGAAACTTTTAGACAAATAAATGCAGCAATTGAAACTTTACAGAATCAATTAAATACTTCTTATCAAGAAGAACAGAAAAATGAACAAAACACATTTAACTATTTCATGTCATGACAATAAGATACAAAAGCGAAACATTTGATTTAACTACGACTAACATCACAACAGTTTTAACCTGTCCTGCAGATGCGACTATTATTATTAAAAATGTACAAGCAGTTCACGATACTGCAAGTGGTATAGATACAGATTTATTCATAACAAAATCAGGAGCTTCTCGTGTTCAAATAGGGCATGTTTCTTTAAACAAAGCTACTGACAATCTAATTAAGGAATCACTAAACCTAGAAGCAAGTGATGTTCTTGAAATGCAAGCAGCTACAGCTAACGAGATTACAGGCGCTATAAGTTATGCTTTAATAGATAGATCACAAGAAAATGGCTAAACAAAAATTTACTACCTTTACACCAAGACCAAAACCTAAAAAACGTCCTAGACGCCATAAGAAGAGTCTTAACAAAAGTGCAAAAAGGTGTTATAAAAAGTACAATAGACAAGGAAGGTAATAATGACACAAAAAACAATTATAGTTAATGGTGAAGAAGTACCAGTTGTACCCGCTAAGGCGGAAGAAGAAGTTAAGAACAAAAGAACAGGCACAGTTTATGCATCTAAAGAAGAATTTGATGCTGATGTAGCAAATAGTGATACGGATACTGTGGCTGAAGATTTACAAATAAATCAAAAAATAACAGTTGCATCTCTTTCAGTTTTTGGTAAAACCAAAACATAATGCAACCAGCAGGCGGTACAGAAATACAACTAGGTTATCTTAAAAAATATGTTAACCACGGTGTGTATGATTCGGTCCAAATAACTACTTCAATACCTGAGAAAGAACCTTTAGACCCTGTAAAGCCAAATATACTTTGGTTAAAAAATTCATACGATCAACCAAATTTAGCACCTTGGTTTCAAAATAAAGAAAACCATTCTAAATATGATTGGTATGTATTTAACTCTCATTGGAGTTTTGAAAAGTATAGATACTTTTTTAAAATACCTGAAGACAAATGCACAGTAATTAAAAACGCAATTGATTATGATGAGCTTCAATTAAAAACAGACTTTACACCAAAAACAAAAATAAAGATGTGCTATATATCTACACCATGGAGAGGATTAGAAGTAGCGCTAGCTGCGATGGATGCAATTAAAGATCCAGATATTACTCTTGATGTTTATTCAAGTACTAAAATTTATGGTAAATCATTTGAACAAAATAATGACGACCAATATAAACCGTTATATGAAAAAGCTAAATCTTTACCTAATGTAAATTACATGGGTTATTGTGATCATAAAACTTTAATGACTAAGTTAAAAGATTATGACGTTAATTGTTTTCCTAGTATCTGGGAAGAAACATTTTGTATCTCTGCTATGGAGTCGTTAGCAGCGGGTCAGATTTTAATAACCACGGACCTCGGCGCAATACCGGAAACATGTTGTGAGTTTCCAATTTATATACCTTATACTCAAAACAAACCTAAGTTATCAATACAATTAGCTGAATGTATTTTAAGAACAAAAGATATATTAAAACAAGATTTAAGTAACGGACTTAAATTCCAACAAGAATATTATAAAAGATTTTATGATTGGAAATATATAGCGGGGCATTGGGAAAACTTTTTGAAAGGAGCTATAAGTGTCAAAAGAGATAAATAAAAACCATCTAATGGTTTGCACACCTGTGCATTCAGACGTATCCATTCATTTTATGAGAGCTTGTTTAGACTTACAAAAGGAATGTATTTTAAATAAAACTAAAGTAACTTTTCAATTAATGAAGTCTTCTCTTGTCACACAAGGAAGAAACCTGCTTGCTTCTGCTTTCCTAAATTCAGACGCAGATCAAATGTTATTTATAGATTCTGATATAGAGTTTTCTACTAGATCTGTTTATAGATTATTTAACTGTAAACATGAGATAAGTTTAATTCCTTATCCAATGAAACAAAGAACTGATAGTAAATTTAGACAAGATTTTGAAGCTAGACCTGACGATGATATAAAAACTATGGGTATGTTGTTTCCTATAGAGTTACCAGATACAAAAAATATTACTCCTGTAGACGGTTTTATTGAGGTTAAAAAAGGACCAACAGGTATGATGATGATTAAAAGATCTGCATTTAATAAGCTTATCGAACATTATAAAGAGTTAATAATAAAACAAAAAACCATGATGAACGGTGAGTTGGTAGACAGACCAAATTACTTTAATTTTTTTGATACTTATTGGAGTCCAAAAGATAAAACTTATATGGGTGAAGACTTCTTTTTCTGTAAGCTTTGGACATCTATTAATGAGAAAATATATGCTTTAGTTGACGAAGAAATAAGCCATATTGGAGAACATCATTACACAGGTAAAGTTAAGGATGAGTTCTATAAAATTGGGTGATATTGAAGAATAGCCTTATA